CTAGCCATGTCGATGACCGACCTGCTGTCTCAGCCGACCTACCGCTCGACGCGTGGTCGAGTCCCGGTGTTCCGGCCGCAACTCAACGGTGAGGACTTCCCCGTCACCATCACCCAGGCTGCGATCCAGCACGTGATGGGCATGCACGACGCCGCCATCCTCAAGGTGTCGTCCAGTGAACTGACGACGACGGACGGCATCATCGGTTCCCCGATCGCCTTCTTCTACGGCCAGGCACCACGCACGGAGTTGTTCTGCGGCTACGTCGTGAACATCGCTGAGACACAGGCCGGGAAGGGGAGCCTGACGTTCGCGATGAACGTCTTCGGGGCCACCCAACCCATGCAGATCGGCAAACCCCGCTATTGGACACGCAAGACCGTGCCTGCAGCGGTGGAGAACCTCGCCTACAGCAACGCCTTGGGGTACCACGGGCACGATCACACCCACGCCTGGGGTTCGCTGGCGCAGACATCCGAGTCGGACTGGTTGGAGGCGGTCGCCCTCACTGACCGTCTCGGTTGGGGGTTGTTCAACCGGTTCGGCGTGCTGATGTGTTATGACCCGGCCAAGCTGTTCCAGGAGCAGGGCGTGTACGCCACGCTGATGTCGTCGGACAACCAAGCCTTCGATCCTGTTTCCTCACGCCGCCTGATCGAGTTCCACCCATCTGAGGTGTCGGACAACGCTCCGAAGAGCTTGGGCACCAAGGTCGCCTACTTCGACAACAAGGGCAACATCCAGATCGCCACCCAAAGAGGGGACTACACCGACTATAAGTTCCGCACCGGGCTGGTCATCGGGAACCCGGACGAGGCGGCGATCTACACCTCGGCATCCAAGGTCCCGGACTGGAAGCAGCAGGCCGAAGCCACCATGTGGGGCGATGTGGACATCTTCCCTGGCATGCTCGTTGACGTGGTCACCATGAACACCCGCTACCTGCAGGCCCAGTACGACGGCCGCTGGCTGGTCCACACGGCGAACCACATGATGGACTCGCAGCAGTTCCAGACCCAGCTTCTGATGTCTCGCCCCGCCAGCGACGCCCCGGTGTCGCACGGTTCCTATCGGAGCTACTGGGAAGAGGCAGGGAAGTCCAGACCGACCCTGTCACTGCAAGAGGGCAAGTGGATCTCGTCGTGGACTGACTTGAGGGTGAGGGACGTGCTGTGAAGGCGATCCTGTACCCGTTCACCATCGGCCCTGATGGCAAGATCAAGGAGACGACGAACTACGACCAGATCGTGCGGGGCCAAGTGATCGACGCAGTGATGACCAACCAGGGCGAGCGCGTGATGCGTCCTCGTTACGGGTGCGACATCCAGTCGTCGCTGTTCGACCCCACCGACGAGCTTGTTCGCAAGGACGCCGCCGCTCTGATCAAGAATCGACTCTCCAGCCTTGTCCCCCGCGCCTACATCCGTGAGGTGAGCATCAGCATCGATGACTCAACCACCCGCTCGGCCTCGGTGTTCTCGGGCGGGGGGCAGAGCTTGGTGCTGATCGACATCACATATCGCTCGACGCTGTATGACACCGATACCACGGTTTCGATTCCGATGTCATCCTCGGAGTTCATCCAGCGTCAGCTTGGGAGGGCCTAGACCATGTCCGACACCGGAGTACTCGTAACCATCGAAGACGAGGATGACGCCAGAGTCGTCCTCGACTACACCAACCGTGACTTCGTGGCGATCCGTGCCCAGTTGGTCGGGTTGGCCAAGGGCCTCATGCCTGACTGGTCCACTGCCGGTGAGGCCAGCGACTTCGGCACCCTGCTGCTGGAGTTGTTCGCCTACATGGGCGATGTCATGCACTTCTACATCGACCGCACGGCATCCGAGGCGTTCCTCGGCACGGCGGTGCGTCGGCAGAGCGTGCTGTACATCGCTGACATGCTGGGATACCGGCCTATCGGGCAGCAGTCAGCGTCGGTCGAGCTTGAGTTCGCCATCGACTCCAACGCCGAGGCCGCTATCACAATCCCGGTGAACACCCGGGTCTACAACGACACCGACAACGCCAGCAACTTGATCGTGTTCGAAACGAGCACGGAGGTCACGCTCGACCCGCTGGCAACGCCACCGATCCTCACCGGCACGGCCTTCGCCTCCGAAGGGATCACGATTGACGGCGCTCTGCTGGGCATCAGCTTGGGCATCCCCAACCTTGAGTTCATCCTCCCGCACAAGGGTGTGGTGTTCAACACGGTCCACGTGCGCTCTGACGAGGCAGGACAGAGCCTGCCCTGGAACTTCGTCAGTGATATCTCACTGGCACGTCCCACCCAAGCGGCCTTCACCACGTTCCTGGATGACGAGGGTTCCACCCACCTCATCTTCGGTGACAACGCCTCCGGTCGTATCCCACCGGCCAACGCCAACCTCTACGTGGGCTATCGCTACGGACAGGGGGCAGAGGCCAACGACCTGGCTCCCAACTCCATCTCCGTCATCGCTGCCAACTCGGTCCCCTCCACTGTGGATCTGTGGGGCGTCACTGTTCGCAACCCGGAGTCGCCGGTCGGTGGTACCGACCCCGAGTCGGTGGACGCCATGCGCTTCTCCATCCCTCGCGCAGCCTCCCGCATCAAGAGCCGTGCCATCACGCTCAACGACTACGGCGACCTGGCGATGCAGGTTCCCGGCGTGGCCAAGAGTGTGGCCTACGGCACCGTCTACACCGCCGTCCACGTTGTGTTAGCGCCGACCGATGGTAAGGCCACCACCGAGTACATGGAGTACCTCTGCGCCTCAGTGGAGAACTACATGGCCGACAAGATCATCGTCGGTTCGACGGTCTACGCCGAACCTGATGATGTCAACGACCTCTGGTCCCACGTCCACATCAGAGTGCTGGTCCACGTCATCGACGGCTACAACCGCACGTCGGTGCGGCTCCAGGTGGAGGCGTTGATCCGCAAGGCGCTGGAGTTCGACCTGGTGGACTTCGGTACCCGGGTTTCGATCGGCAAGATCTACCGCACCTCCCTGTCCGTGCAGGGTGTCGAGTGGATCGAGTTGATGTGGCTGTCCAACACTGCGCCGACCTTGGCCCAGGACAAGTTGATGGCTCCGATCACCAACAACCCGGATCCCAACCCGATCACGGTGACCGATCTGGCTACGCCGCCTCTGTTGATCCCCAGGATCGTGCCGCCGATGACGGTCTTCAAGACAGCGCTGGTGCAGACCAAGCAACTCACGTCGTGGGTCGCCAAGTTGACCACCACCTTGGCGCACAACTTCCTCGTCGGTGAGGGCATCACCGTGGCCGGTGTCGATGGCACCTTCAACGGCAACTACATCATCACCGCCGTCACCTCCAACACGATCAGCTACGCCAAGCAGGTCGCTGACATCGTGGCGGTGGCGGCAACCGGGACGATCACGCAGTACGACACGCACAGCCCCGAGGCTGAGACAGACTTCCCCGGACTGGATGAGAACGAGCGGACGCATGACGGCCTGTGGGTGTGGGCTGTCGGGGGAGTCGTCGGTACCTGATGGCTGATTCCTGGTGGCCTGACGGCTACGGCGACCCTGCCTTCGTCGTACAGCGGCAGCTATACGGGTTCGAACGCGGCGGTGACTACGTCCGGGGAACGTCCGTCTCGACCCTCCCGCATACTGCTCTGCGATACCCCACTACGACGCCTGGATTCGCTGATGTTGCGAACAAGGCATACCTGACTATCAGGTGGTGGGGCCATGAGCAGGTACGGAGCGAGATCGAACCAGGCGTCTTCCAGGTGAAAGACACGGGTGTGGCCGAGATCGGGTGGGGCTGGCCGCTTTCCATCAACGAGTCCTGGCTGGAGGTGGCCCTCGTCCGCTCGGGATTCGGCTTCCCTCTGACCCCTTCTGACGGTCAAACGGTGTTCAGGGCGAAGAAGACGGACTTCGTCGGACCCGATGCCGAATTGGCCCCGGCACCCATCGTCTACGACCGCCCGCTCCAGCCGGGGCAGTTCTTCTACTACTCCTTGTTCTTCAAGACCACGCCCTACGACTGGATCGTCGGCATGTCGGGGTCGGTCTTGATCCCCCGCAACTACCACCACGACCAGCACCTGTGGGACGGCTTGCCGCCCCACTATCAGAGGATCGACTCCAACCTGCGCGAGGGTGACGGGCCGCTACGTCAGATGCTCGGCGTCTTCGGCTCGGAGCTTGACCTGACCCGCGAGTACGTGGAGCAGTGGCAAGAGGTGTATCACATCGACAAGAGTCCTCTTCCGCTGTTGCGCCAGGTGGGGGCCAACTTCGGCGTGCCCTACAAGGGAGGCGTCGGGGACATTCGCTTCCGGGCCTTGATCGCTGCCCTTCCCGAGATGTTGAAGATGCGCGGCACCGTCACGGCGATGAAGCAAGTGGTGACGACTGGCACCAAGTACGGCGTTGACATCACACTCGGTCAGAACATCATGCTGCTCACTGATGACTCCATCTTCGCTGAGGGCACCGGCTCCTGGGGGGCGCTTCATCCGGGGGCCGGTGTTGGCTGGACGCTGATCACTCCAGACAAGATCACGATGACTACGGAAGGCAACAACCCACCCAACCCTGCTGGGAACAACTCGCTCCGTATCACCACCGATGACTCGGTGGAGACGGTCAACCTCGCCGTCGCATGTGGCTGCATGATCGGATACAAGGGTTACGACACGCAGAAGCACCCCCTCACCGCTGGGATTCCTGTCGAACACGGCTATCAGTACGGACTGACCTTCTCGATGTACCAGGAGCTTGCCCTCAGCTACACCGTGTCCTTGCTCTGGTTCGGTGCTGGCGGCATGTCCACCGACTATCTCAACATGACCTCGGTGGGGCCGACTGTGGGTACGCCCGGGTCGTGGCAGACCATCACCCTGCAGGGCGTGGCCCCACCTGACGCTGTCTACCTGACCCCGGCCATCTACTTCACCAGCCGTGTGGCGTCACCGGCCAGCGGTCGGTCAGGCTTCATCGACATCGGTGGCGTGATGGTCTACGTCGTGGATCAGGTGTCGGAAGCCAAGCAGTACATCGCTCCCGACAAGTATCTCACGCTCAATGATGCTGACGAGTTCCTGGGTGAGATGATCCCCGGACAGGAAGCCACCACTGGGTTCATCATCGGAGATCCGAGACACGTCGAATGAGCGCCTTCTTCCCCGACTTCATCCGTACGCAGATCGCCAGCACGCCCACCATCTTCGTGGGCAAGACGCTCAAGGTCGTACTGCTGCGCCAGGCCCCTCTGTTCCGGGACGACGAACGCAGGTTCCAGGCGATCAGCACGTTGCCTGAATTGTTGGCCCAGCCTGGGTGGGCCGAGGTGTCTGGTGTCACCGGCTACCCCTTGTCGGCCACCATCGCTGCCAACATGCACAAGCCGATCGGCTTCACCAACAACTACTTCCGCCTCGGCCTCTACACCTTCGGCACCTTGGCTGAGACATCGGTGGCGGCGTTCGCCTTCCTGCTGGTCGGCACCTACGGGGGCAAG